AAGGGGTGCTCTTGGAACATCAGCTGCCTCTCACTCAAATGGTGCAACTGTGACTGACGCATCAGACTTTAGTGGTTGGGGCACAGCCTTACCTGCTAACCAAACAACGTTAGAACCAGGGCTTTGGTCACTAGACAACTTTGGTGAGGTATTAATTGCAACCATTGCAAACGGAGAAACTTTTACCTGGAACCCATCTGCCGGTAACAGATTAACTGTTAGAGCATCAAAAACAACAAGTGGTTTTGCAACCGGTAATAATCCTACAGCTTCACGAATAACGTTGGTATCACCAACGGCACGTCACTTAATTCACTTTGGAACAGAAACAACTATTGGCACAACATCAACACAAGATGATATGTTCATAAGATTTTCTGTTCAAGAAGATATAAACACGTTTACCCCAACAAAAACAAACACCGCTGGAACATTAAGATTACAGGACGGAACTAAAATAGTAGGAGCTTTAAAAGCAAAAGAAAGTATTTTGGTATTTACAGATAATGCACTTTACACAATGAAATATATAGGATCACCCTTTTATTTTGGTGTTGAACAAGTAGGCACAAACTGTGGTCTTATAGGTCGTAATGCAGCCGTTGAGGTCGATGGTGTTGCTTATTGGATGAGTGCTAAAGGATTTTTACTATATGATGGAACAGTTAAAACATTACCTTGTGCGGTAGAGGACGAAGTTTTTGACAATATAGATACAACAAAGGGACAACAGATAGCGGCAGGATTAAATAATTTATTTTCTGAAATAGTATGGTGGTATCCAGCAAACAGTGATTTTAATAATAAAGGTGTATCTTACAATTATGCAGAATCTAGTGGCGTTGCTGGAGGTGTATGGGCGCTATCAACAGAGTCAAGAAGTTCTTGGATGGATGCAAAAATATATGAAAAACCTTATGCAACTAAGTTTGATACATCTGGCACGGGAACTTTTCCTGTGGTCCAAGGACAAGTTAGTTTGGGGCAAACTAAATATTTTCAACATGAAGTTGGCACAGATCAAATTAATGAGGATGGCAGTGTAACCACAATTACATCAAACCTACAGTCTTATGATCTTGATCTTGAAAGTCAAGGTGGTGCAGGTAATCAGTTTGTATCTGTTAGTCGTTTTATACCTGACTTTAAGAACTTAGATGGTAATGCTAATGTGACATTGTCCGTAAAAAGATTTCCGTCACAAACAGAAACTACCAGCACTAATAGTCCTTTTGTTATAAATTCCTCAACCACTAAAAAAGATACAAGGGCAAGGGGTCGATATGTAAATATAAAAATAGCTAATACAGATAATAATGAGTCTTGGCGATACGGCACTTTAATGTTGGATTTAAAGCCAGACGGGGGCAGATAATGTCAAGAATAATTGTTAGATTACCAGAACCAAAAGAACAGTACGAAGTTAGTGCACAGAGACAAATTAATAGAAGTATAACGGGTGTTGTTGATCAACTTAATTCAACTTATCAACAAGTGCTAAAAGAAGAACAAGAACAGGAGGCATTCTTTTTTTCATAATGGCTAATAATTTTAAAAACTCAAAAGTAGATTTAACAACGACAGATAATACAAGTTTATATACTGTTCCTGCAAACAGCACCAGTATCGTTAAATCAATTTTAGTGTCCAATGATGATACAGGAAATAACTGTAATATAACAGTTACATTGTTAAATACTGGTAACACTGTATTTAGTTTATTTAAGGATAAACAAATTGATGCTAAAACTACAACTGATTTATTAACCAATCCGTTGGTAATGAATGAAGATGAGGAGTTAAAAGTACAGGCTCAGAATGCAAATGATTTGCATGTAGTCTGTTCTTATTTAGAAATAACCAGAGAGTTTCAGTAAGGAGGAACTATGGCATTTGAAGAAAAAGGATCAGTGGGGTGGTTATACGAGGGCGAAAAAAAGATAGCTCAAATTAAGTGTGACACTACCGTGGTCTTGAAAAACATAAAAACAGGCAAAGAGTATGACTCTGACGCGGAGGGTGACGCTGATGTAGACGATCCAAATACAGATACAAAAAGAGAAGATCTGTCTAGAAGTGTTTACATAAAAGTCGCTAAAATGCCCGCTGTGGGTTCAGAATCGTAGTTGCATTTTATGGTAAAAGGCAGTAAATTGGACAAAAGCCTTATATCAAGCATGGGCCACTTGCATCATTACAATATAGGAATATAAGGAATGCTTCACGACAAAATAAAAAAAATAGTAAAAAAAGTTATACCAAAAGAAATTAAACCTTATGTGCCGGCTGTTGCTGGTATGTTCCTTGGTCCAATGGCTGGAACAGCTCTAAGTGGCTTTATATCTAATCCAATGCTAGCACAAGGTCTAGGAAGAGGTCTCGTTGACATAGGTGCACAAGCATTGACATCGGATCGAATATCTCCTGCATCAGCTTTATTATCAGGTGGACTTGGTGCATTATCTGGTTACAAAGGTTTACCAGAATTAAAACAAGGCCAAATTCCTAGATTTGCAGGTAATCCAAGCAAGTTTAAAATTGGTTTGGACAAGGCATTAAAACAAGGTGCTAAACTTGGTAGAGTAGGTAATTTAGGGGATGATTTTAATCTGCTGGATACAGCTAAAATGGCAAATATAGGGGGCACACTAAAATCTGCTGACGATGCACTCGCTGAACAAAAAGAGAAAGCACTTCAAAGAGCAAAAGATAATGCTGCATTTAGGGAAATGGATAATCGTGAGAGAAGAAAATCTATTATAGATTCTATGTTATTGGCTGGGTTTACTAAAGAAGAGGCAGAGAAAGCGGCAGAAGAAGAAGGATATGCTTTTGGTGGCCGTGTTGGTTTACAAAGAGGCGGTGGTGCCAATGAAGAAGCTATGGCTGAGATGATGATGAATATGGAAAGTGATGAGTTTTATGTTGACGAAGAGGGTAATTTAAGAAGAATACCAAAGAAAAGACCAAGACAAAATACTAGAGCAGGAATGAATGAAGAGATGATGTTTGATTTGATGAGAAGAATGGATTTAAATAGATTGGGCAGAGCTGAGGGTGGACCAGCCGATCAGCAAGGAATTTTAGGGTTAGGACCTGTCACTGGACAAATTGGCTTTCCACAACTTCCTGGTCTACAGCCAATTTTTCGTGCTCAGCCAATACAAGAGCCCGGAATTGTAGGACAAATTATGAGCAACGTTAAATCAAGTTTAGATAATGCATCATCACAAATTCGAGAAAACATTAGAGGTAGTTTTAAAACACAAGAAACATTAGTACCTGCTGAGGGAGAACAATTACGGCCCACAACTTTTAGACCATTTCTTGGTGGTAGGCCTAACTTTGCTAGGCTACAAGAGTTAGCGTCTCTCACCACAGCGACGGGCATGAAAGAAGGCGGTTCAATGCAAATGGCTATGTCTGATCCAGATCCTATGGCAGAGAGAAGTGACATGTTAGAAAATTTATCTTTAAAATATTTTGGAAAACCATTAAGTAGATTAAGTGATGAAGAGGTTATCGAGCTACAAGACTTAATGGATGATATGCCTTTGAAATTAAACAAAGGCGGCAAAGTTCCAGGGCTACCACCAGGTAGACAAGTAGATGCAAGAGAGGGAACTTTTATACCTATGGGTGGAGCGAAGAGAGCTGACGATGTGCCTGCTATGTTATCGGTCAACGAGTTTGTATTAAATGATGATGCGGTTGCAGGACTAGGTAAACTAATGACAGGTAACCCTGACCCAAGGGCCGGGGCTCGTGCTTTATATAAAATACAAGATCAATTGGAGGCAATGGCATAATGTCAGATCAAAATATTACACAAACAACGATACAAAAAGAACCAACCTATGTAGAGGGTCCAGCTACCGCTTTCTCAAAAAGAATAACGGAGATGCTTGACCCAAGCAAAATACAAGTCGACCCATCTAAATTTCAACAACAAGTAGCAACTATGAACCCATTGCAGCAACAAGCTGCACAGATGGCCGCTACACAAGCGGGACTAGGATCAATACAGTTTGATCCAAAAACAGG